AGAGAACAACGTGAGAACTTACGAGGTCTTAACGTAGGCGTATGGGTCGCTGACGAAGCCGCATTGTACACGCAAGATACATTACAAGAAATTACTAATCGACTGCGCCCACGTGTTGGTCAAGCTGATACGCAAGGTAGATTGATTGTGATTAGTACGCCTAATGGTACAGGTCCACTGCACGATCTGTTCACGTTAGCATTAGAGAATGATGAGAAGTATGTTGTTCGTCATTACAATTACTTGCAGATGCGTAGTGGTAATAAAAACTTTATTGATGAGCAGAAACGTATCATCAGTCCATTAAAGTTTAATCAAGATTATATGTGTCAGTGGGAAAGTGTTAGTGATGCGTTCTTCTACACTTGGGACAGACACAAATATACACGTGAAGTCAAAGACTTTGGTGGCGATTTATATACATTCCACGACTTTAACAAACGTGTTATGTGCGCTACTGTAGCACAAGTTAAAAAGAGTGGGCACAAAGAAGGCACAATAGAGATATTAAAAAGTTATGCGATACCTGATTGCAGTACAGAAGGTATTGCTGATGCGATTAGACAGGACTTTCCTAAACGCAGAATCAACAGCATTATCGATATGAGTGGCACACAAGTTAATCGTGATACAACAAGTCCCTTTGGCGTAACAGATCGTATCATCTTAGAGAAGTATGGCTTTACAATTGTGAATACACGTAAGAGTAATCCATTAATTACAGATACAGATAACACAAGTAATGGCTTTATCAATCGTGGTGGCTTAGTCGTGCAACCTGATGATAAGTTTTTATTAGAAGCATTGCAAACATACCATTTCGAAGATGGTAGTCGTAAAAAGTTAGTCAAGTACAGTGAAAGTAGATACGCACACATAGACGGATTAGGTGACTGCATACGTTATGGCATACATCATCTGTTCCCAATACAACACGACAGCTTACCAATCAATGAATTTGTAGGTATGGATCAACGTTTTGCAAGACAGAATAAACCCGGCTTAGAGCATATGCCTGAGAGTCCACTATATCCAGGTGGACCGAGCTGGGAAGAGATTATGAATGGTGATGTAGTAGAAGATTATCAGGTGTGGAATTAATTATGGGAAGATATCAAGGCGATAGTGGCACACTATTAGAACGACTATTAGATAAAGTTATAGTCAATGAAATTACTGACTGTTGGGAGTTTCAAGGTGGTAAGAACAACATTGGTTATGGTATGATACGTGACGGCAAAAAGATGCGTACAAGTCATCGTGTAAGTTATGAAGAACATAAAGGCCCTATACCACACGGTCTATGCGTAATGCATAGCTGTGATAACCCAATCTGTTGTAATCCTAGTCATTTAAGCGTGGGAACTCATAAACAAAACACAAGAGATATGATGAACAAAGGTAGATCGAATCCATTCGGTAGCTATCTTGGCAATGGTGGTATGTTAGGTAAAAAACAACCTACAACATTATGCAAGTACTGCAATCGATCAATACCAAACAATGTTTACGCTAGATTTCACGGAGATAAGTGTAAGCTTAAACCTTAAGCATAAATACATTATGCACCATTTCGCCCTAGGCAATATAAAGAGACACAACAATGCACAATAATCGTGATTTACTAAAACGCAATCCAGTGTATGATAATATCTATTTGCAGATGTTATCATATCAGTACGCATATCTTGGCGGCATTACTTTCAAGCAAGCTGTTCGCAAGAAAAGACCTAGTGAAGATAGTACACTCTATCTTGATTTAGTAGCTAACACAGTAGCACAGCCTATCTGTCGTTACATTGTTGACACTATCAATGATGTATTGTTTGAGCCAGGCATCAAACGCAATTTACAATTCTGTACACCACAAGGTAAACACATTGCTCCTGAGAATAACGAATGGATCGATTTGTTTCAATTAGATGCCGATCTAACTAATCGTAGTATGAATGGCTTTATGGAAGGTGTAGGAGATTTAACAAGTATATTTGGGCACTGTTGGGTCGCAGTCGATATGCCCCAAGCAACAGAAGGGAATCTTGGTAGACCATATGTGTGTGCCATTAGCCCATTGGATGTATGGGACTGGGAGTTTGACTACTACGGTGGTCGACCACTGCTCAAATATGTTAAAATCAAAGAGATGGAAGAAGAAGATTGTTACTATATCAAATGCTATTATTTAGGTGATGCAGTAACTCCAAGCTATTGGCATAGCTACAAAGTAGAAAAAGGGCCTGGTAAAGAAAATCAACCAGCAGAACGCATAGGCGAAGGTATGTATCCACCTGGTATGAGCTTACCAGTATTCATAGCATATGGTCGCAGAGACCCTAGAACTATGGAATGTGGCGTAAGTGATATCGATAGTGCAAGTGACGCACAAAAAGAATATTATAAACTAGAATGCGAGAAGTATACAGCATTGCAATTTGCTCACACGATCATTCGTGCAGATAAAGGCATTAGTGTTCCAGTACACGCAGGTGCTATTGTTCGTGCTAACGAAGGACAGATCGAAGCTATAGCTATTGATACTGGTGACGTAGACGCAATCATTAGAACACAAGATAACATACTAGAACAGATAGAAGCACTGACTGGATTAGGTGGCTTACGTACAAGTAAGAACCAAATAGCAAGTGGTGTTGCTATCATCGAAGAACGTAAACAATTACACAGATTAGCAAAGAGTAAAGCTAGACTGATGGAAGTTACAGAAGAAATGATTTACACTTATGCGGCACGTTTTATGGATCAACGTTGGGCTGGAGAAGTACACTACAACACTGACTATGAAGCACACGACACTAACTATCGTATGGCATTGATTAAATCTGCTAATGAGTTAGCTGGTGATAATGAGATAGTTAAATCATTGATTACAAAAGAAATTATTGCATTATTATCACCTGCTGAAGACATACCAGAATACGAGCAAGTGTTCATCAATACTATTCAAGATGGTCAGTTAAAAGCATTGATGCAAGAAAACAATGACCAAGTACTGAGCAGAGATTTAGAACCTAGTATGATACCTACGCACGAAGAATACGGCGAAGAAGGTGATGGTAAAGAACAAGCTGAATACGATGATGAAAATGGAGTACCAGATAACACAAGTATATTAGGTGGTGCTGGAACTCCAGTAACAGACGTAGGATTAACCTACTATCCAAATCAAGTAGCACCCGCATTATTGCTAGGTGGTACAGCAGGTAGATAATACTGCCTAAAAACTAATTGTAATAAATACAATACAAACTCGGTGATTACGAACAATCAAGGAAAAAATTAAATGGATCAACAATCTTTCGTTGGCAACGACAGCCAGACTAATACTAACCAGTCAGTGGAAACACAAGAAGGTGGTACAGAACAGGTAAATCCTGGTGCTATTCGTAAGAGTACTACACAAAGTTTATTGACTGCACTTAGCAATGCTAGTGGCACAAACTTTACTAGTGTAGAAGATGCTCTTGCTTATGTTGCTAGAACATCTGCTCAACAACTCGGTGGCAACGTACAGCCAGTGGAACAGCCTAAAGTACAACAAACGTCCGGACGTGTAACAACTAACGACCTGCACGAACGCTTTAATGAACTATCACAAAATCTTGCACGTAAAGAGCAAGCATTGCGTGAGAAGGAACTTGATAGCGATATTCAGCGGGCAATGGGTGACAAGTTTGATACTGATTTGATTGATTATGCATTGAATAAAGTTAAGAACAATATTCAATGGAACGATGATGGCACTTATGCTATCGTCAATCAAAAAGGTCAAGAACGTTATGGTAGCGATGGTATGCCACTTACAATCCAGGGATTGGTACAAGAAGTAGCTCAGGGTAATCCTAAGCTATTGAGACAGAGCAATTCCAATTCTGGATCTGGTTTAAGACCTGGACAAGGTAGTTTTACTGGTGCACTAGAAGAAACTATACCAGACTATTCACGTGATCCTGCCGCATTCAATGCGTGGGCTAACAAGAATGGACTAGGTAAAGGTGTAGGCTTAAAAGGTCTAGGCGTATCAGCAACAGTATCTAGTTCAAGTCGTAAGGTGCTCTGAAGCCAACAAAATTTAATTTAAGGAAAATATAATGGCATATACATTAGGCGGCCCAAATAATGAGGGCGATGGTTTTACAACAGCGATTTCAAATTTCGCATTACGTGCTATGCACGAATCTAACGGTCTAGTTAACTTTACTAACGTTGTTGCACCTACACAGGGTCAAACATTCTTAGTACCTAACTTTGCACCAATCACATATCAGGACTATAATCCTTCTAGCAATGCTGGCGGTACATTCAGTAACGTTGGTAACGCAGTTGTACAGAATCCTGCATTAGGTCAAGGTACAATTACAGCAACTCCTGCAGTTGCACAAACAGCGTTTGATATTTTTTATGGTTGGACCACGTCCTTCACATTGGCAGCTACATTAGGTGCTGAACTTGGCGAGAGTTTCGCTGAGAAGGTAGACCAACGTGTTACAGCGGCGTTCTTATCATTCAAAGCAACTCCTGGTAATACATACTACGCAACAAGTGCTGACGGTTTTGATCGTGTCTTGCAATTAGGTGCTATGGAAATTATCGGTGCTACTAACACTAGTGGTACTTGGACTGATGGTTTCACATCAAATACTATTTTAGATACTGTTCGTTTAATCAAGCAGAACTTTAAAGTAGCTCGTATGCC